GCAGAAGTCTGGGCGCAATCAAGACGCAGTTGCAGTGTTTGACGCATTATTGCGTTGAACCTGCAAATTTTTTTGCCCAATATGGGTAATCTAGATTATTGGAGTAAGTCACAATGGCACTTCTAACGAATGCCTCCACCTCGTACGACATCAAAGCGTCGGGGACCGAGGAGGATGTAATTGATATCAAGGATGTCGTCTATAATATCTCTCAATAATGGGGAGCACCTGGCAGCAATGTCAGGAGGAAAACGGTGTGAATTGCTGGGACCTCCAGACCGGACAATCAGCAGGGAAGCCTCAAGCAGAGGAACCTTCAACGACTATCCCGAAAGGGAGTACAACTCAAGCGAGTTGGAAGCGCACCGCACCCCACAGGGGTGATGATATAGTCTGCTCTCTGCAGGAATGCAGAGCAGTCCCAAGAGGGACGGTCTGAACGTAGCGAGTTCAGGCGAACATCAAGCCAACGGAGACACCTTTTGTCAACAGTGTAGGAACACGCAACGTATCCAACACCGTCTTTGAGTGGATCACCGAAGAACTGTCTGCCACCAGCACAACGACTGACCTAGAAGGTGATGCGATCAGTGCTGCTGCGGCATCTCTGACCACTCGCAACAGCAACGTCTGCCAGATCATGAGTCGGGCAGTAGCTGTGACAGGGACTCAGTCTGCGATCAAGTTGTACGGGAAGACCAGTCAAATGGCGCATCAGATGGCCCGCAGAACCAAGGAACTCAAGCGCAGTGTCGAAGCGGCCCTGTTGAGCAACCAGGCCAAGGCCACAGGAAACTCAACGACTGCGAGAACCTCTGCCATGATTGGTGCCTGGTTGGATACCAACACCAGTTTTGACGCGACCACAGGTGCAGATCCGGTGACGGTTGGTTCCACAGCCCGAACCGACTCCTCTGCACAACGGGCATTGACTGCCTCACTGATCAACACCGTGATGCAGTCCTGCTACACGGAGGGTGGTGAGCCAGACCGATTGATGGTAGGTCCTTACAATAAGACCGTTGTCAGTACATTGACCGGACGATCTATCGCACGGGAGATGATTGACAGCAATACGGCAGGTAGCAACGTCACCGTGTTCGCCACGGACTTTGGAGACCTCCAAGTGATGCCAAATCGTTTCCAACGTGAGCGGGACGCTTTCCTCATCTCACCGGATTACGCGAAGGTTTCCTACTTGCGAAATTTCCAGGTAAGCACCCTTGGAAAGACTGCTGATGCGGAGACCAAGTACCTGGTCGTTGAGATGGGTCTGGAGATGACTCAGGAAGCGGCACATGGTGGAATTTTCGATCTGGAAACTTCCTGATTTTTAACTAACAGACTGCAGGTTGTAATTATGTTGACCAAACAGATCCTGGATCATACGGGACATGTAATGAGTGAGTTCTATGTGGATGAAGTAGACTCGCGCAACCTGCAGATTCATCATCGAGTCACGCAAGATATTGAGCCGACATTGAAGTTGACGAAGGTCCTGCGTGACAACCAACACCTTGATCCATTTGCGAATAAGGATTCCGGCTGGAAACGAGTTGCTGAGATCCCACGGGTTCTTTACGACGAGTTACACCGTCAGGGAATCACCAGAGACAAGAAGAAATTTAAACAGTGGTTGAACGATTTCCACAATAAACCGTTCCGAGTTTGGGAGGGTCATCTATGACCTTTGACGAACTGAAATCCAACATTGCAGACTGGCTCAACAGAACGGATCTGACTTCTGTCATCCCAACCTTTATCACACTTGCCGAGGCACGACTGAACCGACAGTTGCGGACGACCAATCAATATACCCGTGCAGACATCTCGACAAGTGATCAATACCTCTCCATGCCGAGTGATTTCCTAGAGATGCGGCATCTCCGCATGACTTCACCAAAAGAGAGGGACCTGGTCGAGATTGCAGCTCACTCGATCAATGAATACACCGACACTAATTTCATTGCAGGACTGGCAGACTCCTATCCCAGATATTTCGTTTATGGCAATGCTCTGCGGATCATCCCAACCCCTGCAGAGTCGATTACATACGAGATGTTTTATTACGCCAAGATCCCAGCACTAAGCACATCCGTGACGACGAACTGGGTCTCGACCAGTCATCCTGATGCCTATCTCTACTACTCACTACTGCAAGCAGCACCCTATCTGGGAGAAGACGAACGGATTGCAGTCTGGGGACAGCAGGCAGAACGAGCAGTTGCAGAGATCCAGGCCAGTGATGACCGAAGGAGGACGAAGGGGTCACGGCATAGTCTCAACTTTCAGGCCATGTCATGAGTACCCTGACAAAATACGGAACTAAACGATATGGAATTGGGGGTTATGTTTTAAGTTACGGGTTTGTTACGCAATTGACCGATGAGACGATTTGGACAAAACAAACCGATACGACTGCAGAAATTTGGACGAAACAACAAAACAACCAAACAGACACCTGGACAAATCTTAATCGCGAAGCAGGAACCTAGATGCCCACGACGACCAACTACAGCATCACCCTCCCCACGGTTGGAGGTAGCAAAAACACCTGGGGGACAACCCTCTCTGCTGCCCTGCAGTCGATTGAGAATGAAGTTTATACCGTTGATCAGGTGCTGGGGGAAGCCTCGGATTCCAGTACCCCGTCCTTGGCCTACAATCTGACCCAGGCATCCACAAATGCCAGCACAGCAGCATCAGATGCGGCAGACGCAATTGCAATTGCTGCAAAACAAGTCAACACCGTATTGACGGGACTGACGACGACACTATCGAATTTAGAAACCACAGTGGGTTCTGTCTCAGGCGGGACGGGTCTGGCAGCAGATGCCGATGATGCCGCAACCGATGCTGCAGCAGCATTAACTGCAGCTCAAGCCGCACTTGCGAGTGTCTAATGCCCCAAAGTAGCACCTACTACACTGACCTCAGTCTCCCCTCACTGAATGAAGACGGCAGCACTTGGGGAACGATCCTGAACCAGTACCTGGAGGACCTGACTGGGAAACTGAAGGCATTGTCTGACCGGATCAATGCGGCAGGAGTCGGAACAGATTCAACTCTCGCTCAAATCAACCGAGACATCAATTCGGTGGACACGATCAATTCGCAGCTACCTGCAGGATGTCCAGACATATTTCCTGATCCGTATTCTGGAGTCCATACCACAGTGAGTACCTGGCCTGCGTTCAATACTGAGTTGACTGCACTGGGCCTGAGTCCTCCTGAGACGGAAGCAGAGATCCTGGCATTCTTTACCGGAGACCCTTCTCCGATGGATGACCTCAAGGATTTTTTTGACACTAGGATCGCAACGATCAATTCAACTTTGGACACGGCAGAAACCAACATTGCTAGGGCACTGAGGGATACCTGCAAAACAAACGCAGTATTGGACAGTTTTGATAATCGGGTCTACGTCAAGAAGTATGTCCGTCAATCTTTGCCAGTTCCAGCCTCCCCACCTGATTATACAGATATCTATCCCTGGGACACCTCCTGGGGAAGACAGAATCCGCACGAGATTGTGCTGATGCGATTCTTTACACGAGGAACTGATTCCAATGGTGATTTTTCTTACCAAGGAGCACCGAATCTCAGCACGTATGCGCGAGGAGACACGCTGACGCTGGGCCTGATTCACGATGGAGGCAGTGATGTCAAGACGGTCAATGATGTACATATCGCAAACTATGTCTCCAATGGTTATCTGTCCACAACTACAACGAATAATTATCTGGTTTACGATTACATCCAAGATGGTCAGGTCAATCGGAACGGAGACAATTTTGGAGACTACCCTGTCCCATCCGGAGATCCCGTGGGCACCGTGGTCTATGTGATCTCAACCATTGGCGAAACAGAAGATTCGTTTTTTTCTGGGAATTCCTTTGAACCTGCGAGTACCCCCAATGGTCCAACGGGGAGGCCCTATCAACTGCTGGAAAATGTTAGTTTTGATTACATCCAAGATTTTGAATCTGCCAATAATCTGCAGGCAACGATAAAAACCTTTGGGGAGTTGAGTGGTCCAACCAGAGGAGCAGGTGTTGATAGTTCGTATACGACCACACAAAGAGAAGTGCGGATTGTAAAATATGTCGTTGAAAATGTGGCAGTTTATGACGAACCAGATTTCTCCAGTTGCCCAACCGCGGATTAAAAAATGAGTTTCACAACCACAACTAATTTCAGTTTAAAAAAACCTGTTGTTGGAGGTTCCAGTGATCTTTGGGGATCATATATAAACGAATCTCTGGATACGATCGATTCAACGCTGCAGACCCTCTCAGTTTCGATTAGTTCTCAGGATTTAGAGGACTTAGGGAATGTCCTCAATAACACTGCCGCGACGGGACAACTGCTGCAGTTTGATGGCACCAACTGGTCTGCTGCCACAGTGAGCATCCCTTCCTCCGTTGATGACCTGAACGACGTAGACATTACGACCACGACCCCCAGCACAGGGGATTCCCTAGTCTGGGATGGAAGTAAATTCACTCCTCAGACAGCATCTGCTGCCAGCATCACCGATGGATCGATCACCTCTGCAAAGCTCTCGACAGGACTGCAGACCGTGATTGGAAGGATCTTGGTCACGGATGATGATTCCAGCCCAACCGATAATCAGATTCTGGTCTACAACACGACTGACTCAGAATGGAAATATGCTGATCAAGCAGGCTCCACAATCCAGACTCTTGGGGATGTGGACACGACCGGATTGGCAGATAATGCGGTGCTAATCTACAACTCAACCGATGGGGAGTTCGAGTTGGAGTCTGGGGCCACTCTCCGCACTTCTCTCGGTGTTGATGCTGCGGGGACAGACAACTCCACACCAACCTCTTTGGTCACCACTTCCCACGACTATCTGAGTCTCTCAGGGCAGGCCATTACCCTCAATGCAATCGACCTTGCTGCAGACGTAACGGGTACTCTGCCTGTTGCCAATGGAGGAACTGCCGCGACGGATGCCTCTGGCGCAAGGACAAGTCTCGGTTTGGTGATCGGGACAAATATCCAGGCATACGATGCTGGCCTAAATTCAATCGCAGGTCTGACAACAGCAGCAGATAAAATGCTCTATACAACTGCTGCCGATACTTACCAAACAGCAGACCTGACTGCAGCAGGACGAGCCTTACTGGATGATGCCGATGCTGCAGCGCAACGGACAACGTTAGGTCTGGGAACTGCCGCGACTAGCGACTCTGGAGATTTTGCAACAGCAGCACAAGGGGCCTTGGCTGATACGGCTTTGCAGGATCTGGCAGATGATGATGCTCCACAACTGGGTGCGGACCTTGATCTTGTAACATATTCAATAGTTTCCACAGACAATCGAGACATCAATATTACCCCAAATGGAACGGGCAACGTCTCTCTAGGAAATTTTAACTTTGATGTCGATCAAACGGTTGGTGCTGCTGAAGACAACTACATCCTCACTTATAACCATTCCACGACTTCAATTGGGTTGGAGGCAAATACGGGCAGCAGTGGCGGGGGTCTAACGAACTTGGAACATGCGAATTCTGTCAGCACTGCAGAAACGATTAGTTCAGGGAATCACAGGATGTACGTTGGACCTGTATCATTTTCCAACACGTTGACCATTGCGGGGAAGATGCTGGTTTTTGATGGGTTGTATAATCAAACAAGCGGAACAGCAAACATTACCGGGACACTAAACATACGAGGTTAGTAATGGCAGGAGAGATTCAGCTTAATTCCACGACTCTGGCAACGGAGTCATCTGGTTCGATCACAGCAGAACTGGACACGATCAGACCGAATACAACAAACGGCAGTCTGACACTGCAGGGAGACAGTTCAGACGCAGGTGTAACGGGTCTAACGATTGATTCAAGTGGGAATGCTACGTTTGCCCAAACGATTTCTGGTGGAACAATCGGAAGTTCTGTTGTGTTTCCTGCTGGGCATATATTACAGACTGAAATCGACACGTTCAGTACCTATACGTTGTTTAGCAGTGCGACCTATGCAGCTATAGCATCCAATGGATTTGAAAAATCAATCACTACGTCAGTAGCAAATTCTAAAATCCTAGTAACTATTTTTCTGCAAGGTGCTGGAACAACAGGAAACACATTGGCAGCATTACAAGTCAAAATTACAGAATCTGTAACATCATTAGATCAAAAGCTGGACGATTTAATTGGCTACGCCACTGATACAACAAGCACGATGATTAACCCAGCTACGCTAAATTATCTACACGCACCAGCACAGTCCGCAGGAACAACGCTCACCTATATCCCACAGTTTGCGACAAGAAACAGTTATACTGACTCTGCATTTATAAATAACCAGCTAACTGAAAATTACGGTTGTACGCTGCTTTTACAAGAGATTGCGCCATGAGAAATCGATCCGAACCTAACGCTATTCGTGCGCTCTGTCCTGCCGCCATTTTTAACTGGTCGCAGTCTGTGGGTATCTGGTTATGGGAGTCTGATGAGCCACAACCAACAGAAGAACAAATCCAAGCAAAAATAGCAGAACTTGAAGCAGCAGAACCAATGCGTCAACTGCGAATTCATCGCAACAAAATCCTAGCTGAATCCGATTGGCGAATGGTATCCGATTACCCAGGTTCTAATCAAAACGAATGGCAGACGTACAGACAAGCCCTACGAGACATTACGACCCAAACACCGTCACTGGATTCTGACGGGAACCTAACGGGCATCACCTGGCCCACCGCACCAACCGATTAAAAAGGCCGAGTAATGCCAGCAGAACCAAACACAATGATAGAAATGTTGCAGAATCTTGGATTCGGCATGAGTTCGCTTGCCTTTTCTGCATGGCTTATCGTCTGGCTTCTGCGCTCATTTGAACGCGAGCGGCAGGTCTGGATCGACAAAGATTCTGCATCAGATATACGAGTATCCGAGTTGCTGAAAGAGAATAGTAAACTACAGCAAGAAACCACAGAGAAACTGGCAAATTTACAAGCATCTAGTACCCAGCAATTGTTGGCAGTTCATGAGAAGTTAAACATGACACTAACGTCAATGACCGTTGCCATCAGTGAACTGAAGCAAACCATCGAAAATCAGAAAAGACAGTGAAACTCTTACTCCTCTTTCTGCTGTTCTTAGCATCGACAGTTCAGGCCCATGATGAGCTCGACTACAAAACAAATTATTTGTTTGTCTGGACGGGCAACTGTGCCCATCGACTGATTCCCAGTTTTGAGGCCCAGGGGATGCCGTGGAATTTTGCATTTAGCATGGCAAGCCAAGGATGCAGTTGTGTGATCGATAAATTCAGAGAGCAGTATACCCACACTGAACTGTTGAGTCTGAGTGATGAGGAAAGAGAAGAACGATCACTTTATTTTGCCCAAGTTTGCGGTGGCGTTACCAAGGAGATGTGATGTCGGTCAGTGAATCAAGAAATTTCAGCCGTGATGAGCTGAAGTGTTCATTTTCTGGGGAATGCGAGATTGAGGAGGATGCCCTCAACAGACTGCAGGCCCTAAGAGACGAGTGGGGGAAACCCATCAAACTGTCTTCTGCATTCAGAAGTTCTTCCCACCCCCGTGAGAGACTAAAGCCAAATGGTCCAGGATACCATCACGGGAAAAATGGGAATGGAGGGCAGGCATTTGACTGTCTGATTGCTGGTGAGGATGTTGTCCCGTTTATCGCTCTTGCCATTAAACATGGATTCAAGGGGATCGGAGTATGTCAGTCTCCAAAAACTCAATGGAATCAGAGGTTTATCCATATTGACACAAGAGACAAATACGCATGTTGGAGTTACTGATGGAATGGATGGAACTATTCAACTCAGCGATTGAGTCTGGAGGGGTAGAACTGGTCCTGACTGCGATTGGACTCCCGATGGCAGCAGCAGGGGTCGGTGTTTACCGCAAGGTCCGCAAAGCAAAACAACTGAAAGAGAAGATCCTTGGCTAAACAACTCCAAGAAGTCCAGATCCCTCCAGGGTTTGTGGACGGAACTGCCAGAGAGATCAAACAGAGATGGCTCAAGGGGAACTTGGTTCGATTCCGCGATGGACGACTGAGACCGATTGGAGGGTGGTCTACCTTCCCTCTGTCTCGGCACTCCGAAACTCTGGACTCGGCAGTTCGGGGGCATCTCCAGTGGAGAAACAATGCTGGTGTTGGACTGATGGCACTGGGAACTGCAGGATCTGGCAACCCCAATTATGGGACATTATACGCATTTGAAGTTGCCTCGCCTGCGACATTTACCGACAACACTGCAGACACAACTGATGGAAGTGATCAGGTTACCGTCGATGATGGGACTCTGTTTGAGATTGGGGATGTGATCACAGGCGCAGGCATTCCAGACTCAACGACGATCACTGCAGTAAGCACCAACACTCTGACGATTTCCAATAATGCCACTGCCACGGGAACGAATATCACCGTCACAGTCAATCCGACTCTCTCCAGACAACGGTTCTACGATGTGACTCCGTCAGGATACCAAGCAGAAGGCGATGCGGAGTTTCGGCCTGGATTTGGATCAAATTATTATGGGGACTGGTACTACGGGCAGACATTCTCAACGGCATCTTATTCCAAGAAGGCACACTGGAGTTTGGACTCATTTGGCGAAGACCTGATTGGGACACACTCAGGGGACAAAACCATGTTCTACCTCGATGTGTCGGACCTCTCCATTGCTGCGAAGGAAATCACCACGGCAAATAGTTTCACCGAGAATGCTCCGACTGCAGTGGCCCTAGTTGTCACTCCAGAGAGGCATGTCCTGGCATTGGGTGCCGATGGGGATGCACGACAGATCAAATTTTCTTCTCAAGAAACAGTCGATGTCTGGACTCCAAGTGCAACCAATACTGCAGGGTCAATCCCTCTGCAAACATCTGGATACATCGTCTGTGGCAAGAATGTGCGAGGCACGACACTGGTCTGGACTGATGTCGATGTCCATCAGGTAAACTACCTCGGTCCTCCATTGGTTTTCGGCACATCCAAACTGGCAGACAATGCAGGGGTGATCTCTCCATACTCCATCCACAACAGTTCCGAAATTACCTGCTGGTTAAACTCAGGAGGATTCTGGGTATTCGATGGATCTGTAAGACCTCTGCCGAGTCCCATCCAAGATAGGGTCATGCGGACTGTGGATTGGTCGCAGGAAGGTTTGATCTACGCAGGCGGGAATGCGGAATTCGGGGAGGTCTGGTGGTGGTGTCCCAGTGTCACAGGGACTGCCGGAGAGTGCGAATATTATGTTGTTTACAATTACCGAGACAACAACTGGTACGACAGTCTCAGTACATCTGGAGTTTCCAGAAACTGCTGGATTGATAAAGGGGTTTTGAACTCTCCAATTGCCGTCGATGCAGGAGACAATACCATCTATTCTCACGAAAACACAGACCCTGCACAGACAGACACGGCAGAAGCGGAGACGGGTGCAATTGATCTGATGAGAGGAGAGAGATACAGCAGGATCTCCAAAATCTTTACAGACAGTGATCAACAAGCTGCAGGTGCAATCAATTTTCAATTTTATACTGCTGCAAGCGGAGATGCTGCCGAAACCACATCCAGCAGTTACCCGTTAGAAACCGATGGGGAGATTGATGTGCGACTGCAGGGTCGTCAGGTTCGGTATCGAGTGACCGGAGCATTGACCCAGGATTGGACTGTGGGCAATACAAGATTTGAAACGCATGTTGGAGGCCGCAGATGATTTTGCCCAATCCACCAGGGACGTACCTGCAGTCCTATTTTGCCCCGATCCTCCAGCAGATTGCCAAACTGTTGACGACCAGTTACCAAAAGAACCAAGACGTAGAACTTAATTCAGATCAACGGCTCATCATCGTATCACCTGATGGGAGTCGGTATGAGATCACGGTAGACAATTCGGGCACGCTCTCCACCACTGCTTTATGACGATTGGATTAGCAGACTCTGTTCAATTATTACATCCAGCCATTAGGCGGGAGGATGATGTCTCTCTGGAGTGGGTTCTCAATCAGATTCAAACCGAACAGTTCCAACTCTGGCAAGGGGAAGAGTCTGCGATTGTGACTAATGTGATTGATGCTGGGAAGGGCAGGCACTTGGTCTGGTTATTTGCTGGAGGAAATCTAGATGAAATCTCAAAAAAAATGAAACCTCAGATTGAGTCGTGGGCCAAGGAGATCGGATGCTCTAGAGCCCATATCACAGCACGACCTGGTTGGTCCCGTGCTTTAAAGGATTATCACCAACGCAAACAGGTCGTTCTTATTAAGGAGTTGTGAAATGGGTAGTGCCGTATCAGCAGTAACAAATACAGTAAAAAATGTTGGCAATGCAGCAAGTGGTGCTGTGGGCAATATCCAGAAAGGAGCCCAGCAATTTGGTAAGGGCGCACAGCAGTTGGGTTCTGGGGACCTGAAAGGACTACAGACAATGGGGGGTGCTGTAGTCAACACTCCAGCCAATCTGTATGGCAATATGAATGACATAACTAGAGCAGGGATTGATCATGTATTCAGCCCCTTGGCAGGAACCCCACTTTATGGACTAACTGCTGGAAATCTCAAAGGTGGTATTGGTTCCCTAGAAGGTGTGGTACGCGGCAACATTGCAGGCATCCAGGATCTGCCCACAGATATTGGTGCAGGGGTACAACATGGACTAAATCAGATTGGTGGTGCAGCACAGGATTTGTTAGATGGGTTAGGAGGTGCTTTGGGTGGAGGTGGAGGAGGTGCTGGAGGTGGAGTTTCTGCTCCAGGGTATTACAAGGACCTCGCAGAGAAACAAGCTCAGTACGGGATGAACCTCCCAGATCAGTTCCAAGAGTTTACTGGGGATCGGTTTGCTGCCCCAAGTGACCGGACCACGGAAGCTGAGTCTGCGATTTATAACAACAACGCAAACTCTCAGCAAGCAGCATTTGACAGAGCAAGCGCACTGATGACTGCAGGGAGTCAATACAATCCACAAGGGCCACAGGCCACAGAATACAAGTCTGTGTACACACGCAATCCCTTAAATTTTGCTGGCAGAGATTACTTTAGTGCAAATCAAGGATTGCAGGGTCCGGTGAATTACCAGCAAGGCAAGACTCTGCGTGAGTCAATGAAGGATTTCCGAGATCCGTACACAGATTCTGTAGTCAATCAGACGATCAAGGACATGGACCGTGCGAGAAAGATTACAGGTAACCAGATCAGTGGAGATGCGGCACGGGCTGGAGCATTTGGGGGTTCAAGAGAAGCGTTAATGCAGGCGGAAAACAATCGCAACTTTGCAGATCGAACAGCCGCAGCAGTGGGGCAGCTACGTTCTCAAGGGTTTCAGAAAGCTGCAGACCTGGCACAACAGGAAAACCTGCAGAGGTTAGGTTTAACCGCACAAGATGTTCAACAGATGAGAGGACTGCAGTCCCAAGGTAATCTCCAGGGGCAGAATCTGACAGCACAGTCTGCAAATCAGGCTCAACAATTAGGAGCAACTGCGTTCAATCAAGCGGCAAATCGGGATTTACAAGCACAACTGGCTGCTCAAGGTCTGGGTGCAGCGAGTTATGAGAACCAACAGAAAAACGCACTGACTGATGCATACAATCAGGGTTCCTTTGGACAACAAGCACTGAACACAAACCTGCAGGCTGCTCAGTTAACAGGATCACTAGGCAATCAGATGGATGACCAGATTCGTCAGCAATTATTTGATCAGCGGAACATGGGGTTGGCTCAGGATTTCCGAAATCAACAACCTTTGGATTTTGCGTATCAGCAATATCTCGATGAACGTAACTTTCCAACCCAGTATCTGAACAATCTGCAGCAGAGTGGTGGATTAACACAGTCGTTGATCTCAGGGCCAGAAGCTCAGAAGAACCCCTACTCTGGACTGTTGAGTGGCGCAGGGATGGGATTGGCAACTTACGGAACACTAGCACCCTTGATCGGTGCAGGGGCACTCCCCGCAGCACTGGGGATGGGCGCACTTGGATTACTTGGTGGATAATAAGGAGAGATCCCGATGCAGATGTTTAATCAGTATCTAAATCAGTTCCCTGCGACTGATCAACAAATCATCCAAGAACTGCTGCTGCAGTATCAATCTGCTGACCCCCAGATCAAGGCATTGGCACAACGAAGATTGGAACCGTATACTAAGCAATTACTGCAGATGTCCACGGCAGATCGGATGCAACGAAGACAGGATGCCTTTCAAGCAGGTCCTGCAATGCCAGAAAAATCGATGGCAACAATGACCCCTGAACGACCTGAACGTCTCCTGAATTTACAAGATCAGGTCTTTGCACAATCGTCATTCATGCCTAGCTACAATCCTCTTTCTTCTGTGCAACCGTCACGACCTGAGAGCATGACTGTGGACCCAATGGACCTTTTTCCACAAAGACCCATCCGGTTCCGCCAGGGATTCCCTAGTGCCCTTCAAAGTGCAAAGACATCAATCCAAGAAGGACCCACCAACCCATCAACCAATACGAACAGTTTTGATTTTGGAATTCCTGAAGTACCCCAACCTTCTGCACCAGCACAGGGGTTGCTCGACACCGAGGAACCTGAAGATGGTGGGTCATTCTTTGACAACCCAATGAGTATGGGATTGATCCAGGCAGGACTCGGATTACTGTCTGCCCCAAGGTACTCAACAAATCCGAATGATGTCACACTCTCCTCTGCCCTAGCACGGGGTCTGGGTGGGTTTATTCAGGGGTATGGAACAACGCAGAAGAGATTGAGTGAGGCTGAGAGGCAGAAGTTGGAAGATGAGTACCGCAAGTCTGAACGTGACTTCAATAAGATGTACAAGGAAGTCATGATGGACGATGCAAAGAGTAGGATTGATGAACGTCGAGGTTTAACCAGTGATCGAGTAAGAGAAAAGGCCGAGGAGAAAAACCTGATCGACACGATGGTCAACGAGATCCTCCGTGCAGAAGGCACGATGGACAACAAGACTCGCAAAATCAATCTAACTACTTTGGCACGGCAGGACCGAGATCGATTCAATGATCTGCATCAGAATGCCACAACCGACCGGACACCGTTTGAACAGATCCTGATTGAATCAGGAAGATTCACAAAAGAGCAGGCAGAGGCACAACCTTTGTCCTTGCTGATGCAAAATGCTGAGACGATTTCTGGTCTGCAGGCAAACCCAGAGAAACCACCTAAAGAATTAAAAGGTGATGCGTTAGAACGTGCCGAGGACATATTGATCACTGCAGAACCTGGTTCAACCGACATCAGAGTTTCTAATGCTTTTGATCGGATCTATAGCAAGGAACTTGGAGAGAATAGGACATTCAATGCAAACACAAACAGGGAAGAAGTCACAAAAATCTACCCTGTGATCCCTCAAGAAATAGAAAAAAAGTTCCCTGAACTAGTAGCGAGACGCAGACAGTTGGAACAAGGTCAGTCCGTCAAACCCCCCTCACTGTCACAACAACAAGAAGAAAACCGTGCTGCCGCATTGGAAGCCTACCACAATGAGATTGTGGAGAATAATTATGATCAACCAGAACCAGGTTATAGTTTTCAAGGGTTGAAGGAATCCATATCTCCAAGACTTGCCAGTGACGAATATCTGCTGAAAATTCGTGCCCAAGATCGATGGATTGAGAACGTATTGCGAGCTGCATCCGGTGCTGCCATTGCTAAGGATGAGTATGCAGACAAGCGAGCACAATACTTCCCAGAACCTGGTGAGGGGCAAGCAGCAGTCAAAGCAAAAAGAAGAGCAAGAGATATTGAATTGCAAAAGGCAAAACTGAATCTGGCAAATCAAATGGAACAAGCCCGAAAACAAGAGGCACTCCCAAAAGTTGAAGTCGAAGACCCTGATGCTTATCTTTTGGAGTAACCTATGGACCTAAGACAAATTCTCGCAAAAGTCTCCGATGCTCGTGCAAGAGGGAAATCTGAGGAAACCATCAATGAATATCTGCGGAAGAAAGGATATACCCGCAAACGATTTGAAGATGCAGTCCTCTACAGTATCGAACAAGATTACAATAATAATGAATATGAACGGGTAGCAGGGCAAAAGGACAACCCACAGTTCTGGCGAGGAGTAGCCCGTGAGTTGACCAATGGGATGCTCTACGAATGGGGAGATGAACTGGAAGCAATCTTCCGGTCTTTTGTTGGAGATGAAACCTATTCTCAAGCAAAAACAAAGATTGAAGAGGAACGTGCTAAATTCCAGGGGATGGACCCAACGGCAACCTCATTAATGAATCTTAGTGGTTCTTTGATGGGTAGCGGGATGGAAGGAAGTGTAGGGAAATCCATGAACCTCACATTGCCCAAATCTCTTCAACCTGTCACAGGGCAAACTCTGCGGAATATCCCCAAGAGCGCAACAGCAGCAGCAGGGGGTGGTGCAATTGCAGGGGGGATCACATCTTATGGTGCAGATGTCGATCCAGCAACAGGGATGGCAGTCGGTGCAGGCATCAGTGCCTTACCAACTACTGCCATTGATCTGGGATCTGCTGCACTGCAGAAGGCATTCAGTGGTTCTGGTGGTGGTGGTACGGTTCAACCTCCTTCCGCAACCAATGATTACAACCCAAACAATCGAGCACTCCGAAAAATTCTGCAGGACCTGGAAGATGACTATGGAGTTGTAGGAGATGCCGCAGTCCAAGCTGCACGACAGAACATGCAGGACAGGTTCGTCAGTGCAGGACGAGGGCAGGATGCCATGCTGCTGGATCA